TTTTTACAACAAAAAACCTTACCAGCGTTAGCCAGTAGGGTTGAATTAAATTTTTAATATTTCTGTTTTTTTATTTTTAGTTGTAGTAATTTACCAGATCGTCCTTATCCCAAACTGAGAGCCAGACTGTGCCGAATTGTCCAAATTCGAAGCTTCGGTAGTAATATCCTCCGTAGTAGCCACCGTCATCAGTGTCAGTGATGTGTACTTCGTCTACTTCAAAGCTGAAGTACATACCTGCCTTGAAGTCCTTGTCTTCCCCGTCTGGAACGTGGTTTCCGTTCTCATCAACCCAATTCACCAAGCTGACAGGGATTCCGTTCTCTGTCCAGTCGAAGCCGACAGGGCATAAGTAATCACACTTGATTTGGTAAATGCCATTAACGAGTTGAACATCATTTGCCAAATAATAAGCCTTGCTACTTGGCTTACGTGAGCTAGACGGAGCTACTGCTGTGTTAGGTAGCGGTTTCTCTGGTGCGTTGCCATTATAGCGCCAAACCTCAATATATGTTGGATTATTAACATTGTAGTAGTAATCCCACGGATAAGTGTTGATGGCTTGTCCAGGCGCTCCTTGGGTTGAGTAGTCACAACTGATAAAGTTAACTGAGTCTAGCATTGCTCCGACGTGCCCACCAGCACCGCCAGAACCTGCCATGTCTGCGCTCCAAGACATCATGACAATGTCGTTACGTTGCGCGTTCCAGTCTTCGTTTCGGCTGATACGTACCCAGCCAACTCTTGCTAATTGAGAGCCAAGGGTCACCGTAGATGGCAACCCTTGGATAGCAAATCCATTGTCTTTCAAGGCTTGGGAAATAGTCCCTGAACAGTCACCTGTCCCATCTGTACCGTTACGGCTACCGAGCATTGAGTAAGTGACTGCTCCACGACGAGCTTCAAACCAGCTTGCAATATCTGCCATGTGTTTTCTCCTTTAATTATATTAGTCTTCTTTTGGTTTGTTGTAATCAAGAGCTTGACGGCTGTCTGTCAAACCTGCCGTAGTTGGGTCGTTAACGATACCAACCAAGACAAGGAAGGCAAATAGAACATTGATAAAGACTAGAATCTTATCAATGGTAGCCCCAAACTCAAGCTTGATACCGAAGATGTCAGCGAAAGCTTGAAAGAGCAAGGCAAGCGCTGGTACAAGAGCAAGCCAAAAGTTTTTGTTTTTCAAACGTACAGACCAGTTAATGTTTTTCATATTATGTTTCCTCTTTTTTCTTTCTTATCGATTGCTATTGCTAGTGATTAAAGTCTTAAGCTCTCTTACGTCTTCACTCAAGACCTTAACTTGTTCAGCCAAGACCAAAATAGCCTTGTTTTGTTCGTCGTGATTATCTAAGCGTTTGCTAGCTGAAGCTTTAAACTCTCTTAGATTCTCGATGTCCTTCTCCATGATAGTGTTTCTGTTCTCCTCTTTTGTGGCCCGATCCCTCATTGAGAGATACAGGCCTAAAACAGGGATTAGAGATAGCCCCAATTGCAAAATAAATCTTTCGTACCCTGGCATAAGCACCCCTTCCTACTCTTTAGGCATTACCCAAGGGAATGCTGCACCAATGCCAGCAAGTTCGAGCGAACCGCCCGTCTTAAACTCAGATACAGATTGACCGTCGTAAGTAAAGTCTTTATTGACTTGTACCAACACACGCTTGCCTTCTCCGTATTTCTCTTCGTGCGAAGCATCTTCAAGGCTGAATACATCATAAGCGTGATACAGCTTGCCAGTTACTGCTGGATCGATAAGCTCTAAGTAACGCTTGTAAATCGTAGGATCTGCTGGACTGTCCTTGTCAGTTACTGCAGCTAATACCGTGACTTCTGCCAATTTAGTCAGCTTGTCGACCTTTTCGTTTTGGTTAGACACTGACTTGTCAAGTTCTTTAAACGCATACGCTGTGTAATGCTCTTTAAAAAACTCTTGCTTAATCATTTCCAACAACTCATTTGCCTCTTTGTGCGTATGATCTCCGTCTAGCGGAAATGCAGCAGTCGCATAATACGGCTGTTGTTGGTAAATTGTGACAATCGTTTTAATAACGGTTCCGTCGGGGCCGTATTGTCCAGACGCGTCTTTTACTTCAAATGTCATGCGTTTTCCTCCTCAAATTTCTTTTTAGTTTCTTCAAACAGACTCTTCAGCTCTTCGTTGTATTCAACGATAGCTTGCATCTCTTTTAACATTTTTTCGGATTTCTCCAATTCTTCCTTCTTAATCATCGCGATCGTCCGAAGTTCAGCAATTTCAACAGATTGCTTGCCAATCTTTGCCGACAGTTCATCGACAATAAGTTGATATGTTTGTTCTTGCATAATTCACACTTTCTTTTTTTAAATTGTGTAGTCAGTCACGTTCTTCCAGCCTGCATGTTCTGCGACTCGCTTAACTAATTGAGCTAGACCGTTGAAATAAGCTATAAGACTCTTGTTTCCTTTAATTATTTCAAGGTCTTTACCAACAATACTCAGTTGCCCTTTAGATTCTATGGATAATTTTTGTAAGCTATTCAGACTTAAAGTGTTTCTGCCTAGAATACTTGTTCTGTTTCCATACATATAGGCACTTTCTTTTTCTTTGGTAAATATGTCTCCGAAGCCCATGCCAGAACCACCAGCTCTACCAGAATTATTTCTCGCTTGGAAATAAGTTTTGGTCACAATGTCAATTCCACTATGTGCTCCTGCTGTTGCTAACGAGATATAAGAGTCGGTTTTATCCAAGAGATTCAGTAAGTCTCTTCTATCCGGAGATTCTTTCCTTAGATTATTCAACATTGTAGGATCTACACCATTTGCAATCAAAAGGCCGGAACCATCACCATTAACAAGGCGCTCACCGCTACTAACCAAGGACCAATTGTTGGTTCTTTTGTTGTAAAAAGTCATCAATGTGTACTTGTTGAATAAGAGTTCGTTCTTCTTAGCGTCAATCACAAACTCGTTGTTTTGGCCAGAAAAAACAGCTCCTCGAATATCAATACCATTGATAGTCCCTGCAGTAATGCTATTAGCGTTAAGATTAATGATGTTAACCAAGTGAGCATCGAGTGTCCCTGTTCGTATCTTATTGGCTTCTATGCTTTCGATCGCGGCACTCTTAATTGACGCGTTGTCCATTAAGGTTTCGCCTGTGATGTGAAATCTTTTACCAACAAATCTAAAATCACCATCAAGCAAGTTCACAGAGCCAATAATGTCACCAGCTGAATTTAGATGTTCAACAGACCAAGATCCGTTAAGTAATCTCTCCATGCTTCGTACAGTTTGATTTGTCTTCTCAGATTGAGTAAACAACCGCTCTAATTTGTTCGGCTCATAATTCGCATTCGGCTCTGTTCCGTCGATTACAATAGGCATACTAACTTTAACCGAGCCAGTTCCGCTGAAAACAATTACCAAATCTGGGCTGACCTTCTGAGCCGAGTTTAGAACGGATGAAGTCCCGCTGTAAATGTTCCCATCCACTTTTTTACTCAAAGACCAATATGTGTTCGTGCTCCCCCGAAGAGAGATAGCGAAGACACTAGCGTTACCTGTCGTTTCGATTTTAACGGAGTAAGAGAATTGCCTCATATCTTCCGGGAGGTTGTTCAAAGGTATGAACAGCCTTCTATCGCCTGACTCCTTAATCGTAAAACACAATTTACTGTAAGGAGAGCCTTTCACCTGTTCGAGGGTAAAATTTTCTAAAGCTGAAAATCTATCAACTTGATGATTCGCGAGCTCGTAAGGGTCGGTAACTTGGTTAACCGAATTAAAGTTTTTATCTATCGCTTTGCTTACTTCTGTTTGAAACAGGCTATCCGTCAATGTCATCCGAGCAATATTCTGCTTGATGCCATCTTCTGTCGTGCCAATGATACGGTCATAGAGCCTTTGCGTCTCAGTGATAGACTGTATCTCTGTACGCTTGGCATAGCCTGACTGCTCTACAGTAGATAAGACCGTATTAATACCCTTGGCTGTCTCATCTCTGATTAGCTGGTTCAGCTCTTGTCTTCTCTGCCCGTCTGCGTCGACGTAGCTCTTAGCTTCTGTGACAGTCGCTCTAATGCCGTCTAACGTGCGGTCTAATGTGGTTATTTTACCATTTAGCCACTCTGCGCCATCTTCTGGAGCTGGTTGCCACTTGCGATCGGTTGTGCCTTCATATAGGTCGAACTCGGTTAGGAATACACCAGACCATTTATCCGCTCCGTTGTTAGGCCCGCCATTAAAAATATAGACATAGCCTTCATCAAAATCCCCTGTATTAAATTTAAAGGATTTCTTGACAGCTTCTACGTGACTAAGAAATGGTATGGTCGTAGGGTTGAACAGCAATTCTTCGGATGTGTAGTCTTGCGTCTCACCTTTCTTACGCTTACGGATGTAGACCCTTAAACTCTTGGTGTTTCCTGAGTTAAAACCGAAGAAGTTCAGCATATAGGCTGTATTCTTCTTTAGCAAAAACCTCGGAGACTTCATCCAAGATACACCAGTCAAAGCAAACATCCGCTTCTGACCGTTGAAATAGAATACGTGACTCTGGAAGTTAACACTCTGAGTTTCCCAATACTGCAATCCATCATCCGCTCGTGAGTTGCGGATCATATTCGGCCCGCCTGAACCATTGGTCTGAAGCTCTAGAATCGTCTCTCTAATCCCGTCAGCTGTCTGCTTCATCTCGGCTTTGCTGACTGTGTTGTCCAACTGCTGACCAATGCGGACTAGGTTCTCGTCGTTGGTGCGTTGGTAGTCGGTAGTTGCTGTTTTGAGATCTGCGATAGATCTTCTATTTTTAAGATGCTTATCTGATAGGTCGCTGATATTCTTTGTTTGGGATTTAAAGATTTGACTGGCAGTTCCTAACCTGACATTATGGTCTACAGATGCATTAATCTTGTCCAGTAATTCCTGACTATCAATGATTGCACCAGCCTTCGCAAAGGCTTCGGAGGCTTTGTCCTTGGCTTGTTGGATATTTTTATTTATCGCTTCAGCCTTGCGGTCAAATTCTGCGTTAAACTTGTCACTATCGAATTCGGTCGGCTCAAGCTCCCACTCAGCCCCGTTCCAGAAATACAGAACCTTTTTGTCTCCGACTGTCAAAAACAATCGATCACCTTTTTTTAATGTGCCCTTTGGGATGTCTGCCGGCTTCTTATCACCGAAGTAATTCGTATTTTTTCCATCGGCAGAAGTAAGGGCTTGTGTAGCTACATCTAGAGCTCTAGCGCTATTTTCCAGCGAGTCATTTACGGATCTGGAAAGAGTGCTCATCTCACCCGAATTTCGCTTAACAGAGCCAATATCATTACATGTTACTTTTCGACTGATTAGTTTACCAGAAACATCATACTCACTAATGAGCGAAACGATTCTGATTTTCTTTCTCAAACCCAAAGTTTCATTGACTGCCATGATATAATCACCTGCGCGAGGCTCTGACAGCTTATATCCAGCTTTTGTTAGGTCTTCCATATTAATAGATATAGAAACTTTATAAGAATTATCCACATTAGTTTTTAGACGTTCTAAAAGCTTGCCGGTTTCTTTGTACCGCTCGTCAACAACTGGCTCGGCTTCTATTCGACCGTATATTTGAGCTAGTGGGCTCTCGTATACAGCCTCGTATCTTCCAAGGTCGTGGTTTTCTTCATCTTTCCACATCCCTAGCCCGCGCTGATAAGTGACAAAGCTGTTGATGTCCTTCTCAATCGTAAGCTCATTCATGTTAAAGTTTTTTCTGACAATGGCAGACTGGTCTGTCAGATC